ACACATCCTTCATATTTACCTTAGCGTCATACGCCAAAGCAACTGCAAGTTCAACCAACTTCATCTTCTCCTCAAGGCGCAAGACAAGTTCCACGTCAACGATGTTATAGTCGATGAACTTTTGCCAGTCCTTGGTGTAGAACTCCTTGAAGTTCTCAAACTCACTGTGGTCTAACTTACGTTGCCCCAGTTCCACAAATGCAATGTGGTCCAAGCGATAAGATTCTTGGTTAGTATAAGTAAATTTCTTATACAAATCAAGGTAGTCCAGCACATTAATGCCGAACATGTTGTACACAATATTTGTACGACCCTTGATCTCAATCTCCTCCCTGTGGACAATACCCCAGGGGGACATTTGTTTCATATCACGTTCACCAAACAATCGCTCTAGGCGACCGCAGATGTATGGAACGTCATACAGTTCTACATTCCACCCCGTAAGAATATCTGGGAAATTAACAGTCCAATAGTTAAGAAAACAACGGAGCAGATGTTCCTCGCCGTCACATAAGATATATTCAACGTCCTTGCGATCCGTTTTATAGGGTTTCGTTCCCCATACCTTAATTTTTCTGGTGTTATAGTCTTGTACTGTAATGCTAAGAAGAGGTTCCGCGCATTCCTGCACGTTAGGAAAGCCATTTTCACATGCCACTTCGATATCAAGAGATGTAATCTTAAGACTCTTAACGTCAAAGTCCACTTCTTGCGGAAACTCTTGCGAGATGAATTGGTAGAGATATCTGTCATAACCATGTACCTCAAAACCGTCAACATCACGATACTTGTCAACGAATTGCCGTGCTTTACGCACAGATTCAAACTTGACAGGTTTCGCAAAGCGACCATCTAGAGTTTTAAACTCAGTCTGTTTGTCAGTGACGACAAAAAGGGTTGGAGAAAACTTGAACTTACGCTGGATACGCTCAAGAAGACCGCCAGGACCTTCTTCGTAACCCAGGTAGAGCAGGTCATCCCCAACCAACTGGACGTTTGTGTAGAAACTCATTTAGTCACGATGTTGTACTTCTCACGGATCTCGTCCGTGGGTTCTACTATTGTAGCAAGGCTCTCGCTATAAAGCAATACATCGTCATCCCTAGACCACTTAGGCCAAGGTTCTAGCGTTCCGTCATCCCTGATCAGATACGGTTTCTCCAGATGCAACGCTGGTTCTTCCTCCAACGTCTCCATCTTCGCAATCAGTTGCAGTCCCGTCCTCAGGACCACCATCATTGTTTCCATCTTCATCCTCTAATAATGCTTCTGCTTCTGAGAATAGTTTCTCAAGATCAATGTCGTCGTCACATGCACCTGTGATCATGTCTTCATGCTTTTTGAAGTTCTCCTCATAGGTCTCATGTTGAATACCAGAAATGTACTGGTCTCTAATAGAATCTAGAGGATCGTAAGCAGTCAATACATGAGACCCAGGTAGATAAAAATCTCTATCCTTACTCAAAGGTGCCCAAGGAAACCAAGCAAGTTGGTATCCTTTATTTTCACCAGTGTCAATCATCTCAGAATCACTGATGATATCCAAACGGAAAGGTTTATGGAGATGATACCCCATTGGTTCTTTTGTGTCTGGATTTACAATCTCTTGAACCTGGCAAATAACTTCTTCACCAGACTTCAACAACAAAAGTTTTACACTCATTCTACAGTGCCACCCATCTTGCGTACATTCTCAACGTATGTATCACGCAAACTAGGAACAGGTTCAAGGATGCTAACAACCATGTTATGGTTGACTGGAATTTGGGTCTCTGGTGACAGAGGACACCAAGGTTGATAGTGCACCTTGACTTCTGGATCTTCCACGATACCTGTACCATCCAACTCAGGACTGCTGTAGGTAACCTTGTATGGATAGTTCAGGATGTATGCCTGACGTGCACCGCTCTCCTTGTCAACTGCTTCCTGTACATCAGCAAGAATATTGTCACCATTGAACATGATAACAACTTTTACTCGGTCAGAATTGATAATCATCGATTTTCAGCTTTACTAAAATTATAAAAGAGGGTGACATTACTGTCAACCCTCATTATAGCACGTTCAGAGGAAGTCTTTACGTGCGTGGTGCTCAGGGACATGTTTGTTGAGTGTCACTGAGAGCAGTCCATCCTCAAAGGTAACATCAGTAACCTTCCAGTCTTCAGTAATCGTCCAAGACCTGGTGAAGCTGCGTTGTGCCATACCCTTATGAGTATACTTCACGTTGGTTTCTTTGTCCTCTTTCTGCCCTTCGACAAACAACTTGCCATACTCAGTATATACAAACACCTCAGACTTCTTGAATCCCGCAAGAGCGATCTCTAGACGTGTTTCTACATTACTGACCTGAGCAACGTTGTAGGGTGGATAGTTTTGTGTGGTTGAATGTAGAGAATTAATTCTGTCAAACCAGTCTTCCGCCCCAATGCTGTTGCTTGTGACTTTATCCATCAGCTCTCCGAGACTGGAGGCTGTCCAGCGTTGTACTTCCATGTGGTTCTCCTTAAATAAGCGAGTAACGTTGTGTGGACCCTGTTCGGCATCCACTACTATTTAACCATGAACAGAAAAAAAGAGGAAGGGTAAAAACCCAACCTCTTTATACGGTGTTCCGACTTGTAGAGTGCCGCACGAATGGCACGATCTATTTATTCTTTCTTCTTACCGATATTGTACTTGCTCTCAAGTGTCCATTCACCCTTTTCTTTGTAAGAGAGGACCTTGATTTGACTAAGTGGTGCTACGTCAGCAATACTTTCCTTTGCTGCAATACCTACCAGACCCCAGTCACTAAGCAGTTGTACGATTCTGTTACGGCGTTGAACATCGTTCTGAGAAAGGTTTGCCTTCTTACCATCCAGAGCGAACAGTTCTTTGAAATGAACAATGTAGTAACGACCTTGCTTATGCAGAATGTGGCAAGATTGATACAGTTTTCTTTCCTTACGCGATGCAACACCAATACGTGTCAGTGTCTCTCTCACTTTCAAGAAATCATCAGGTTCCTTGAGACTGACTTCGACCATACTGTCGGAAGTCCAGGTAACCTCTTCAGAGATCGCAGTCATCTTTTGCCTCCCATGTCATGTGTTTTACGTAGAAATTCAAGTTGAGATTTGGTGAGAAGAGTTAATGCGATCTTCGCTTTTTCGTTACTATAACCATAGTGTTTTTTGACCAGATCCAAGTCTTCGACTTGTTCTTTCTTCAACCAAGGAGAAAAACGTTTTCGTTTTCTCAATGTATTTAGATAAAAAGAATATTGCATATCCTTATCTAGGTTTGGATGCTTGTTCATCTCATTGGCAAACAAGATGGCATCGATGTGACCAGACATACATCTGTTAATAATATAAGGAGGATACTTCTTAACAGAATCAGGATCTTCTTCTAGTAAGTTTACCTTCGTGTGGTTAATAGAATTCAACCAATCTTTCAATTCCAATGCCTAATCACTCCTGCAATAATAAAACAATTAGTAAGTAGATAAGAAAAAAATATAGCAGTGCGTATGCGAGCCACTGCGTCTGCCTCTCTGTCATCGCTACCTGCCTTTTCACCTATAGCCTTTGCCCAAATTCTCCAGAGGCGATGCTTACGCCTCTTCCTCATGCTGGAAACACCCTTACAGGTCCAGTTACGCCAGTCTGATTGCTGTTGATTCTGTAGATAGCAACAGATCCAGACTTCAAAGTTACATGCACTTCATCTCCATTGATGATTGCATACTGTGAGTTAGGACAGAAGGTGGCATAGCACCCTCTGCGTGTATGATACAGTTGACAGTAACCGCTAGCGGTTACACGAACCCCCAAGCTTCCCATAATTACAACAAATTAGTTCACGACGTTTTTGCTGGTCCTTCATATATGAACCAGTTGATCTCATTGTGTAAGTGTGCTCGTAATCATACAAACACCACTCGTCAAATCTATGTACAATGTCAGGATGATCATTGTATGAAATCATAACTTGACAAAGACATTTTTCTATCATGTCAGCAAAGCGTTCATGATCAAACTGCTTGTGCATACCACCCTTGTGTCCATACAAAACATCTTTGATATTGTACGGAGGATCTGCGTAGATGAAAGTTGTCTCATCTTCAGCATACATCTCAGAGTAATCCAAGTTAGTAATCTTCCAACCCTTGATTAACTGAGAATAATCCTGAAGTTTCAGGATGCCTCGCATTGAGAAGTTTGAATCTGATGCTTGTGCTGAGAAGGAGGAAGATTCAGTAAGACCACTGAAACTACACTTATTAGCAACGTAAAAAGCAATAGCTCTGTCAGTGTTACTCTTCGTTCTGTCATTGATCACATCCTTTGCTTGCAGAAAAAGACCTCTAGCATTACCACGATCAGGATATCTGGATTTCAATTCTACAAGTTTGCGTTGCAACTCGACAGGATTGTCACGCAACACAACCCAGAAATTGTACAGAGGTTCATACAGATCATTGACCCAGATAGGAGTGCCTTTAGGAAGACGCTTTGTCATTTCCAAGGCGACGCTGCCGCCACCAAGAAACATCTCACGATACTCCTTAATCTCCGTCTCGGGGAGATACTTGAGCAGTTTAGTTAATGCTCTTGATTTGCCCCCTGGATACCTCAGTGGGGTCTTCAAGTTTTTTGTCATCATCAAATGGTTCACGTACAGCAGAAATTACATCAACTACGGACCATACCGCCTCTGCCATTTGACGGTATCCTATACCCACGTACATCTGACCACAGAAAACTGTGACCGTAGCAGCGCCCCAGAACCAGTAGTACCACTGGGTCTTGACTTGATGCTGTGCCATGGATTTGCGTTTCTTGCTCATTTGTACTCACATTCTACCATGAGTTCGGTGAGTGCGGCAAGTAAGTTGATTTCCTGATCTGCCACAAAGGCAGATTGGTATTGGTACTTGGCAATAATCAACACTGCTTGAGGGATGCTACGAGGTGTCAGACTAGTATAAAGACTGTCATAGACAGTACGGAGGATCGCGTTAGGATCATTGTCAAGATTTGATACGATCCACTTTCGGACAGTGGAGAACTCCTTGTCCTTGAGTGCTTTCGTAAGTTCTTCTAGGCGAACCTCACTCAGCGACGCCAGAATGCCAGTGTCGATAGACCCTGACGAGGAGTATCGCTGGAGTTCGTTGAGGACCCTTCTGAAGTCGGGGAAGTGTTTCTGGACGACTTCTGCCACAACTCGGTCAGAGAAGGTGATCTCCTCGCGTTGGAGGATATCTCGGCAACGATCGAAGAAAACTGCTGCAATCTGCTGCTTCTTCCCTCCTTTGATCCCAAAGTCCACCACGGAACATCGCGAGTGCAAGGGTTCAATGATTTTATTTTTGTAGTTGCATGTGAAGATGAATCTACAGTTGCCACTAAACTCCTCAATAGACGCCCGAAGGAGGAGCTGTACGTCGTGGGTTGTGTTATCTGCCTCATCAATGATGATGACTTTGTGTTTAGCAGTTGACGAAAACGAAACGGTCGAAGCAAATTGCTTCGCATTGTTTCGGACGGTATCGAGAAACCGTCCTTCGTCGGATCCGTTGATGACATAATAGTCTACGCCGAGTTCATTACAAAGTGCTTTGGCAACGGTTGTCTTTCCGATGCCTGCTGTTCCACATAAAAGAAGGTTAGGGATTTCACCCTTGTTAACAAAAGATTGGAATACTTTCTTTGTCTCTGCAGGGAGAATGCATTCCTCAATGGTCTTGGGTCGATACTTCTCAACCCAAAGAAATTCATCCTTCATACTTAGAATCAAGTTCGAGTGCGATCAGATACTCCAAGTCTAGAGTATCATGTTTGAAAAGGGAAGCGTTGTGTTGACTAATCACAACGGAGTAACTACCAGGCATGATCTTCAAGTTCTCAACCTTGAAGTTAAAGCAGAATGTAGCATCTGCTGTGCCCACATCAATCGCAAAGTTGTTTGAGGTATCGTTCTTCTTATCACGAACCACAACCTTGACACGCTCACCATCACCCACAACAGACACGTCTTCCACGCTGTAGACGCCTGCTGCCTTAATGATGTTAGAGATATCACTAGCAGAGAGAGTGAAGCAAACGTCCTTTGTAGGCAGTTCTACACGCTTCTCAGGGGGTTGTACGATGGTAGATGGATCAGCAAAGAAGTAGCGAGAGGTATTGCGACCATCGCTAATCTTGACACAACCATCTCTGGAAAAGTCAAACTCAGGATCATCAAACAAAGACAGACCAGAGAGGAACTCACCAAGATCGTAGATAGCAAAATCCTGGGGGAAGTCTTCTTTGACTACAACACGACCCAAGATGTTTTTTTGAATAGAGATTGTAGAAATCTCTTGTCCTTTCTTAAAGCGGATCGATGCATTGATAGAGGAGAAGTTCCTCAGGATGTCAAGAGTGCTTTTAGAAAGTTTCATAGGATTCACGCTTTGCGTTCTTATCATTAAAGTTGAGTAGGAGGACTGCGTAGTGCAGGATCTTCATAATATCACGGCGGGCAGTGCCTTTCTTATCGTAGCGAGAAGCGTACTTCAAAATATTACTACGACAGAATGCCTCACCATCACCGCAGGATTCAATCAAGTCAAGGGTTTGGATACCCTCACTAGAGTAGTGCTGATTGTAAGTAGCACTGATGTATTCTCTCAGTTCTTTGAGGATAGCGTCTTCATTGTATTTGAAATACTCACTGTTGATAGTGATGTCAACGTTACCAGTAGAGGGAGGGTAATATTCCTCCCCCATAGAACCATCTACATTGAATGTCAGAGTGTCGTCGTTCATTGCATCATAAAGTAAAGACCAAGAATTAACCATAGCAGAAAAGGAAATCGTTTACAAGAGATTCTGCTTTGTCAGCACCAAAGGTGCTTTGTAGATAACCACTAACAGGATCTAGGCGCTTCATGTACTTGTCGAAATCACCGTAAGTAGAATGAACAGCAAACCCATTAGGTCGATTACATTCTAACATATCCTTGTAAATGGTCAAGTATTTCTTGAACATGTCAAGGTGTTCGTTAACTTCAGACATGGTGCACTTGGCAACATAGATGTTTTCCGAGAAGTGATTACCTGGTTCAAAGAACCTATAATCACCTTTTGCCTTAGGTAGATCTGGGTGGGAGAAAAGATAGTTCTCTACGGGATGCTGAAAGTCAAATACCAAGATGACTTTCTTCTCAAAGAACCCCATCAAGTCCATTCCAAAACAAGGTAGATTCTGACCAGTCTTAGGATAGATGATGGTGTTGTAGATACTGGACTTTTCATTCCAGATAAGAACTTCACGAGACTTATGGATGTACTTGTTTGAGTACACGTTAGCAGTGAGGGAGGTTCCTTTCTCCTCCCACTCTGCCCAAGTATCTGTGTGTTCTAGATCGGGGAAGGTGTCAAACACCGCTTCCCTGTAATCATCCCACAGCGTCTTCTTCATACGCTTTGTCCTCCACTTCTTCAAAATTTACATCAGCATCAACCTTGTCATACAGTTGCTCGAAGAGAGACTTGGTTTCTTCATCGAAACGATTGATACAAGTTTGGATTGCCTTCTCCTTACTACCAAAGATAGCGTATGCTTGAGCGATGTGAACAAGACGACGAGTGCTGATAATCTCATCGATGCCACCATCAAAGAAGGTCTTACGGATAATGTCTGCCCAGTCAACCAGACGAGCAACGAACTTCTCATCCTTACAGATGCGAGACAGAATCTTCGTCTCGACAGAAGGAGTAGGATAAGACTGCTCAAAGGTGACAGGGAAGCGCTCAAGGAATGCTTCGTTCAGCACGTTGGTGCCGATGAAGCGACCGTCTTCAGAACCCTTACCCTTAGTGTTGGCAGTAGCGAAGATCTGGAAACCTTCTGCAGGATTGACATACTCACCAGTCTTCTTCAGGAAGACACCCTTGCCTTCAAGAATTGATTGCAGGCAGAGGATTTTGTTGCTAGCAAGGTCGATCTCATCGAGAAGAAGCACTGCACCACGTTGGAGTGCTTCGATGACAGGACCGTTGTGCCATACAGTGTTACCGTCCACAAGACGGAAACCACCGATCAGATCATCCTCATCAGTCTCAATAGTAATGTTGACACGGATCAGTTCACGACCCAAGGATGCACATGCTTGCTCAACACCGAAGGTCTTACCGTTGCCAGACAGACCAGTGATGAATGCAGGATAAAAGATCCCAGACTTAATGATCTTCTTCAGATCAGCAAAGTTGCCAAAGGGAACAAACTTACTGTCAATAGCGGGAACGAGATTGTGCTGGACTGCAGGAGCAGCAGCAGGTGCCTCATAGGTCTTCTTCAGGCGCTCAACTACAGTCAGGTCCCAGGTACCACGCTTGACTTTGAAGTTGTCCAACTGACGAGTTACAGTACGATAGTTGACACCTTTGCTACGAGCAAAAGCTTTGACATCAGCAGCGTTGATGCTGTTGCCGTACTCGGATTGGATTTCTTGGATGAAGTCAGACATGTGTGTTTGTTTGGTATGTATATAAGATACTGGAAAACCCGCCTGTGTGGCGGGTCAGTGTGCCAGTTTATCAACTGATTCTGTCGATAAAGGAGGTTAGGACTTTCTTGTTTGTCGCTTTCGACTTCAAGGTTTTCCTCAGAGCAGATCTGATCTGCGACTTTGTTGCACTGTCATGAACGTCAAACTCAGCGTTATCATCCATGTTGTTAGCAGACATAATGTATTGAATGCTCCACCCTGCTGTAGTAGTGATAAAAGTCTTCAACTTCTTCCAGTCAGTGTCTGCTTTGAACCAGTCTGCAGGATCAAGCATGATGCGCTTGTAACGACCCCACTCACCAGAAGACAAGAGACGGATGTTCATGAACTCACACTCAGGAAAACGATCCTTGAGTTGATTCAGGAAGGTAGGTGTCTGATTGTATGAGACACCGAACTCATAGTTCTTACCAGTCTTGCGATCACGCAAGTAGCAGTGGGTGCTAGCACGACGACGAATAAAGGTCATGCCTTCCTGTGTGTAGTGCTTGACTTCTTTCTGATAGCACATAGGTGCACCTTCACCATCGGTCAAAGTAATGCAGTGAACCTTGTCAACTTTGTTACGTGCCTTGAACTCAGGGATGATGTTGTTCATCATCACCATTGCTTCATTGAGGGGAGTGCCACCCAGGGAAAACTCATGAGGGCAACCAATGTAACCCATCACAAGAGTACAAGTGGTGACGAACAGATTCTTGATCTGCTTCTGGTGTACACGATTGTTAGTTCTGCTAGACAGAATATTAACCATGTTGAAACTATCAACACAAAGTTGCCCATGCTTATTGTTAGGGTTCTCAGCATCAAAGCGAACGTAATAATCAGAACGAACATAGTGGTCCGTAAAGATGTAAACATCATATGCAATGTTTACCTTGCGACAGAAAGTAATCAGAGTGATAAGTTGCTTGACTGTGGCAAGTAGAGATGAATGCATGGAACCAGACCAGTCAATGTTAAAAACAAGACCGTGACTTTTACCGTCATTGACGATAGTAACCCGCTTGAAAAGATCTTCATTGTATTTGTAAGTATGGAGTTTGGCAGTATCAAGAACACCAGTGCGGGACACAGAAGCGCGAGCATATGCATCGGCAGACTTCTTCATCTCAAACTCTTTGACCATGTAGTTGACTTCTTTCTTGGTAGAAGTCATGAAGTTGTCAAACATCTCAAGATAATGTGAGATATCCTTGTCCTCATAATACTCTTCAATCACTGCATGGCAGTCTTGATTATCCACAATGATGTTTGCATCTACAGTTCCAGGAAGTTCCAGATAATCGTACTCACGATAAGAAGAACTAGGGTCAATGAGATTCTCAAGTGCCTCATCGAGTGCAGAAGCAGTCTCAACCTTAGGTTCGTCGCGATCAGGATTGCCCATCTTAGGAGCATCTTCTCCCTCATCTTGAGCTTCAGGTTTCTGGTCCTCAGATTGACCTTCAGTCTCTTCTTCTGCTTCCTCTTCAGTCTTCTGATCCTGTGGTTTACCTTCAGTCTCAGAGTTCTGCTGAGGTGGTTGTACTACCTCCTGGCGCTGCTTCTCCTGCTCTTGCTTGCACCACTCATAGAGTTTCTTAGCAAGAGCAAGGCAGTCCTCAAAAGTCTCTAGGGCATCCGCTTCAGTGAGAAACACTTTCTCATCATCAGCAAAGGGGATGTCCTCATAGTTACCAATCTTATACTGAAGGTTGATGCGATCAGCAAGATTCAACTCTTCCAACTCACGATCAGCGATAGCGAAGAAGTCTTCGTCGTTGAGCATTTGGTAACCACGGTAGAAGGTCTTACCAAGACCACCATAGCGACGCTTCATCAGTTTCTCAACACGAATGTCCTCAACGACATTCACAAACTGCATCGGGATCTCACCGAGAAATCCAAAGTCATTAGGAGTGTAAAGAGCATGACCGACCTCATGAGCAATCAGAAGGTCTTGGATCATGTGATTGGTCCTCCACACAGGCAGCGTCAGGACACGGGTCTCTACGTTGAACTGAGCAGTCTCAACGTCGCGATGCTCAACGATCAGGTTCTCGGTGGCAAGGCAGCGAGCAAGGTTTTCCTTGACGGTATGCATGGGTTTCTCTTAACTGCACATAGTATAAGACCCCCGACGCTGGTCAGGGGTCTTCATGTGACACTTTTTAAAGTGGCGCAGAGCTTCTCTACGCGCTCGCATTGCCTGTGGTTTTAGCTTTCTTTTTTGGTTTTTCTTTGAGTGGTGTTGCCAGTTTGGAGTAGTCATGTCGTTCCCTAAACGCTTTGAGTTCAGGAGTGTCTTCCCACTCCCAGGTGTCACCAGATTTTACCACAAGAGTTTGCTTAGTCATAAAAACATTCCTTTATCGCTCATGTACTTGAGAGTTTCTTTTAGTGTACCACGGTGGTCTAGACCAATGGCAACCTGTGGATACTCTGCGTCGTCACCAAATTCTGCTTTGAATTCTTTATGGGTAAAATGAACACCCAATAAGAATTGCTTTACATCTTGATCACATGCTTCAAGAACCATCACTGCTCGTTCAGATTCTTGTCCGCCGTTGCCATACACTAGTGCTTGAATCATTTCCCTTCGTGATCGTATTCAATTACAATTTTTTTGTGATACGTAGTGCGATCAGAGCACTCAATGTAGTGTGCTTTACCGTCTAAAAGATCTTCAATTTTTTCTACTAAATTTTTGACAATATTTAGTTTAGTCTCTTTGTCGCCAGTCATCAGGTTTATCCTGTTTGAACCAATCTACAATTTCATCTGCACCCTCAAACCCCGTTTTATAATTAGATGGGTCGGGGTCTCCTAGTCCCATCTTATTCATAAAATCATCCATGGATCCCTCCTGGATGTCCTGAGATGCTTGGCGGCGTGCTTTATTCAACCAGTCCCTTGCAAGAGTATGTGCCTTGGCAAGTTTCTCTGCCCAGATCATATCCTCTAAAGGAACTTGTTCTTTGTTAGCAATGCAACGGCAGATAGACTCCAAACGAAGTCGATACGCGGTAGAAAGCATATTAATTATGTTTGAGTTTGTCCTTCAAATCCATAACCTTATTGACTTCCTCGACAGCACTAGACATCCTAGAACCTAGGATATGCATGAGGTCTTCATAAATGACTTCGTTGTCAACGTAGTCGTCGAAGTACGTGTCGATTGCTTCTTTAAGGTAGCGATACCTATGCCACTCAGGTGAGTAAGGTTTGTACATGATGAAATGTGTATAAGAATATTTAGCTCTCATACCTAATTGTAGAGAAGTTCTGTTTCTTCTCCACAACCAAAACAGATTCAAATCTATCTTGCATAGCGTCTGGTTTATGGGAGATGACAAATACATTACTGTCCTCAGAGAATGCTCTAAGGATTTTCATGAAGTCATCTGTACCAGATACATCCAGACTGCTGTCAAAGATTTCATCCAAGATAAGAAGATTAGTATTAGCACTGTTCTTCATCTTGGCAATTGTCCTCCAGGTAAACAAGAGGGCAAGGTCAATCCGCATTTTCTCTCCCTCCGAGAAGGAAGCGTATGAAAACTCATCTCTGAATCTGGACTTGATAGTCTCTTCAAAATTCTCATTGAGTTCAAAAGAAACATAGAAGTCCAGTTCTTTGAGATACCTATTAATCAATTGATTCATGATAGGCAGGTATCGTTTAATAATACCTGCCTTCACACCAGTATCTCTCAGCATATTTGTGATGACATCATGATTGTCTCTATCTTTCTTTTTAGAAGAAAGATTTTTCTCAACCTCAATACCATCACGAGCAATCTCTTTTAACTTAGCTTGCTCTCTCTTTAGGTTTGCCCCGCCACCATTTGTTTTTTCGATAGACTCTTCAATTTTTCCAATAGCATCTTGTTTCCATCGAACCTCACGGTTGTTAGATGCAATCTCTTGCTGGAGGTTCTGGATACTTTCAAGTAAATTTTGCTTCGCAGTAACGGACGTAGTGATATCATCAATCTTTGCTTGCAAATCTACAGATGCTTTTTCCAATTCAGAAATACTATCTGTGATAGTTGCTTCCTTGGAAGTTCTAAATTCTTCGGTAATACTTTGCTTACAAGTGGGGCACGTATCATTCTTTTTAAAGAACTTCAGATCGCGCTGAAATGTTTTCTTTTTATCCTTGAATTTAGATTCAAAAACTCGAAGTTTGCCGAGTTCTTCGTCAACTGTAGCATACTGGGTAGCTTGACCCTGTAGCTCAGCGCACAGTTTCATATCAGCATCTACCATCTCTTGCACCTTGACGATTTCATCACGAAGAGATGTGATCTCGCCTTGCCTCTGTGCATTGTTTGCAGCAGATTGTTCTTTAAGGTCCGCAATGAAACGCTGCTGCATCTCAACACGTTCTTTTGCCATGTCAAGTTTATACTCATGATCCCTGATAGAATCTTTGAGTGACTTGACACGATCCTTGAGCAAGGTATTCATGGTAGAGAAGATACGAATATCAAGAAGATCTTCAATAACTTCTCTACGATTGGGTGGGGTAAGTTGCATGAACGGAACGAAGGTGGATGATCCAAGGACCACCACCTGGGTGAAAGACTTATAGTTAAGTTTCAACACCGACTGTTCCAGTGTCTTCTGCTGGTCTTGCACTGATGCCTCTTGATTGAGCATAGTGCCATTGAGGTAGATCTCAAACAAATTAGGTTTGATACCTCGTCGAACAAGATATTCACGAGAACCAATACTGAATTCAATTTCAACCAGCGTGTCCTTTTCGTTTACCGCATTGACTAGTTGTCCTTTGGTAATCTTACGAAAAGGTTTGTTGAATAAAGCAAAGCAGATTGCATCCAGCATAGTGGACTTACCTGCTCCGTTCGATCCAACGATCAGAGTAGACGCACTTGAATCAAGTCTCACCTCAGTAAAAGCATTGCCCGTAGACAAGAAGTTCTTCCAACGGACGGTCTTAAACAGAATCATACGACAAAAATTAATCTTCTCTAGGAGGTACTACGATATCATCTTGAGTGACAATAAAGTATTCTAAACCATGTATCATGCACGCTTGGATCACCTCCTCGCCTGCTACGTCTACTACCGACATTTCTGGAAAATCATCTGCTTCCAGGAGTCCAGCATAGCGTACTGCGTCGTCTTTGTCAACAAAGATATAAACGACTTTCTCGCCATTGTCTCCGTCGGCAGCATACGCTCCCTCATCCTCTTTACCAGCAACAGCGAGAATATACATCAAACTAACTCCAGTGCTTCTACGTACAGGGACTTCAGAATACTCTTAAGGGATGCTTTGTCAGAATGCTCCATGTCATCAACATAGCGCTCAAGGATGGTAAGAGTATCTTCCTTCTCTATATCTATCTCTTCATCGAGACCCTGTTCAAAGGAAGGATCTTCGATGATCTTAATCTCTAGTGCACCAGCGGTATAGAGTTGACTGAGAAAGAAATCAAACTTGCTAGAATCTTTCTTGTTCTCTACAATAATTTTTAGGATCTTCCCTTCGTAGTTGCTGTACTTGAACTTAGATGCTTTGATCTTGTCTTCATCGTAAGCAATCTTTTCATAGATCTCAAATGGATTGAGAATGAATTCTAGATCACCAGTCTCCGTATCAAAGATGTGAAAACCACGAGGATCTTTGTAGTCATTCCAATAGATCTGATAGGGGTTACCTAGGTAGTGGATGTTTCCTCTGGAAGATCTGTGATGGTAGTGACCCGAAAGGACTTTGTTGAACTTCTTATATAATTTGCTCTCCACACCGTGGTCCATGATGTATCCACGATGAGCTTCAAATCCGTTGAGCTCAAGGTGCCCCATCGCGTAGTCGCAAGATGTACTTTTAATAAGTTGATAAGTGGTCTCAGAATTTTCATTGTTGATCCAGGGAATAAA